TTCTAAGTTTGTATAAATTGTAGAAGGTGTAACTCCTTGTTGTTGTACTGATATATTACTTATTACTATATTGTCTACTGTGGTATTAAAATAAGCAACTAATAAAGTATTAGTTGAACTTGTAGCAGTAAAAGTATGTGTAATTTGACTTTGATTTGCTAAAAAAAGTGGTTGTGTTATTTGTGTTGTGCCATTATATACACTTGGTATAATATAACCAGCACCTGTTGTAGATATGTCTATTGTTATTTCATAAGTTGTTCCAACAGATAAATTAGACAATTTCTGATATATTCCTGATTGAGTTGTTCCTGTTGTTGAATATAAAGTTAAACTTCCTGAAGTAGCACTTGGTAGTGTAGGTGTTCCTGCTCCTGTACTTCTAAATCTATACCAAGTGTTAATTATAGATGGTGGTGCATTAGTTAAAGTATCTAAAATAACATTAGTAGTTGAAGAACTATCATAACTTGATGAAGTGTTTACTGAGTTAAAATTTGTACCATCAACAACAAACTGACCTGAAGTGGTAGATATAGAATTATATTGTCCGTTGAAACTTTGTGGATATACTATTAGTTGAATACTCATTATATAGATTGTGTTCTTAATGTTTTACTTTTCTCTACTTCAAAAGTGTACTGCATTAGCTTGTCATTAGCTATTGTCTTTTTAGTAAAGCTTGATGTTGTAAGTCTTACAGGTATTACATATTGATTAAGTGCTGAATCTGTTATATCTGTTTGGTAACCTTTTAGCATATAAACTTCAGGACTATTTATAAGCTCCTCAAAGACTACTGAATCTGCTTCTGTTACAAAGTCTGTATTCATTGTTATTCTTTCTGTGGCATTAACTCTAAATGCTTTCTTACCACCTTTATAACTATCTATTCTATACTTTCCTTCATTCCAAGTACCTTCTAATTGATTATATGTAGAACCTTGTGTTGATGTGCTTCTTATAGATTTCTGAGTGAATGTGTAGTAATCCCATACACCCCATTGGTTAAGCCAAGTAAGACGTATGCTTTCATAACCTTTTTGATTAGGACAGTTTACATATATTCTTTTCTTTTCTGTATATTGAGCAACACCATCTAAATAAACATCATAGTATGCTACACTTCCAGCAGTAATATACCCTCTAAATGTTGCTGATGTATTTTGTCTATTACCAGGATAACAACCAACGTGAAGAATTTGCTTAATAGAACTTGCACCCCATAAAGTATAAGCACCATTTGCAACATCAGTAGTTACAGTCTCTGTACTTAATAATGAATCTGATGAATCATAATAATCAAAAGTAATATTGTTTAATAATGTATATGTTATTGAATCTTCTACTATAAAAGATAATGTTCCATAATCACTACCATTAGCATATAAAGTGTTTGGTGCATTAGTTAAGAATTTTCTACTTGAACTACCTATTTTAAAATCTGTTAAATCATAACCAAAATTAGCATTTTGAATAGTCAATACATCTGTATAATTTAAGTAGCCATTAAATATAACATAAGGATCTGAATTAACTGAAGTTCCTACTGCTCTCCTTACAACATTGTCATCTTGATTTCCTGCTACATCAGTAGCACCTAGATACTCTACAAAGAATTGTAATTGCATATTTCTTACTACATTACGATTTTGTGAAAATTTATCTATTATATGTATAGAATGTCTATCATCTGAACTTGTTGTAGTACCTTTGTATTCACTACCATCATAAGCCATATTATCTGACTTAACATAGTTTTCTATAATGTTTCTTAAATCAAATATACCTACACCTGCATTGTTAGGAGTTGTTTTAAATGTACCTATTACATCTGTTGTAGTTGCAACATTTATTACATTAGAACTTATATGAACTTCAACACCAAATTTAACTTTAGTTTCAGTTGCTACTGCTGTTGCATTAGATACTACATATATTATTTCCTGACCGACAGGTAAAAATTCATATAAAGGTGCTTGTTCTATTATTGAGTTTGCCATTAGTTTACTGTTGTTAATCCTTCTATTATATCTTCTTTTACATTTTCTAATAAGTCCTTTCCAAATTGCTTTAAACCTAATCCTAAAGGTTTTTGAAAGAAGCTTATACCTTGTATTCCTTTGCTATAAATACTTCTTGCGATTATATAGCCCATACTTTTATGGCTCATAAATCTACCTTTTTTATCACGCCATTGAAAACCCTTCTTTTTTACCCACTTAGCCATAATTCCTGACATACCTCCTTTTGCTTTACCTACTCTTGAAGAACCTGTACCAAATTTATAAGGACTTGATATTGTTTTACTTTTGTAATCTTTAAATGTTCTTTTTGTTTTTGTACCTGATACACCTTTATCTACAAATGTACCATAGCTATCCATATAGAATTGTACTGAGAAACCATCAGCTTCAGTAACTACTTTGAAAGTTATAGAGTTTTCTAAGTTTCCACCTTTACCTGCTTTTTGTAGATTACCCTTAGCTCTATTGACTACTTGCTTACCAAAGCTATTTAAATACTTTTCTATATTATCAGTCTTCATTATGAAAGACCGACAAATACTTCAACTCTAGCGTCTGATTCTCCAACAGGTTTTACTGTTACCTTAGAAAGATTCTCTAAAGTTCCAAAACTAGGAGTTGTATCTGCTTCTGCTAAAAGAACTGCTTCTGCTTGACTTAAAACGTGAGAATTGCCTGGAGTAATTAATACTTGGTATAGTGTAGCAGTACCTACAAAAGCTACTTCTATATTTGCTGTTGTACTCAAGTTAGTGATTCTAAAATACTTTGTTCTATCTACATCTAAAGAACCTACTGAAGTGTAAGGACTTGCTGCAAAAGAACATACTGTTGTTTCTTGTGATGCAGTACATAATACTATTCTTTCAAATACATCATTGATACCTGTCGTAGTTACTGAGTTTGTAGAACCTCTTAATGAACCATTCAAGGTTACTGATTCTGATAATGTTGTTACTAAATCTGCCATATTTTATATTTTAATTGTTATTGTTGGTGGTATTATTTTTATTATTACTTTGCCTATTTTTATCTCATTTAATCTCTTTAGTATCTCAATCATTAGTAACCTGCTCCCAAATCAGTAACAGGTATATCACAAGTCTGAAAGTCATTCATTACTTTAACACCTATCTGAAACACCCAACCACAACAAAGATTGTCAAACCTTTCTTGGAATGGTTCTATTGTAAATTGATCTTGTGTAAAGTATATTGGTGCATTAATATCATTAACTCCTTCAAGTGATTGTCTTGAACTATGTCTTAACATACCTATAAAGTCAGTAGCTATTTCTAAAGTCTGATTCCAAACCTCTTGCTCATTGTTCTTAGTGTTTACTAATTTAGTTAGCAATGCTTGTTGTTCAGTCTTCCAATCTTTCTTTTCGCTTACCATATCCATAATAAAGATTTGAACGTTATAGATTATTTCACTATCTCCTGTTGATACGTTTAAAGGATTGATGTGTAATAAAGGAAACTTCTCCATCTTTTCTAAGTTAATATCATAGATGTCTCCAACTGATACAGTAGATATTTGCTGATGATACTCTCCCAATCTACATAGAGTGTTTATTACGTTATTGTATGTCTTATTGCTTACTGCCATATTTTACTTTATTTTGCGACTCTAAGTCTGTTTCATAACTTAACCAAGTAAATGCTTCTAATAGGTTAAGCTTTGTTATTTGTTCTAGTTTTGAAATATCTGCATTACACAATCTATACATTATTCCAAAGTACCCCCACTTTTCTGCGAAGGACTCACTTGCAACTGCTCCTTCATTTCCTTCAGCCGTTCCGTCAAAAATGATGGCAAAGTCATTAACAATTCGTTCCCTAAAGTGTAAAAAAAAACCAATGCACTTTGCACTTGTTCAGCTGACATCTTCTTCATCTGTTCGGCTCGTATGCTTATATCTCCATCATACGCTTTAATTGTATAGATGTCATTCTGTTCTTCTACTATTGGTCTATACAGTATAGCCATCACTTCAGGTAAATGCTTTTCTACATCCATCTTTATCATAGTCTCCAGGTCTGACCATTCTCCTAATGTGATTGAGTCTAAGTCAGGATGAAAACCATATCTCTTACCATCTATTTCAATTATCCTTTTTAAAGAACTATCTTGCTTCTGTTGTAGCTCAGCAACTTTACTCATTATAACAGCAATATCTTTTATTTCCAATTCCTTTATTAGGTTCTTAGGAATGTTAGATAATTCTTTTATAGTTTCTAAAGCTTCTTCACTTTTACTAAGTTTATGATAATCAACAAGTTTTATCCACTTTTCTAATGTTACGTCTTCCCACTTGTTAATTAACTTGAACTCTTTTACTTTTCCCTTCTTCTTAATCTTTACCTTCATATACTATATAATAGAAATTGTTGATATTTAGTTTAAAATGTTATATTTGCCAAGTTTTAGTTAATAATTAGGGGAGGCATTGTGCTTCCCTTTTTTTATTGAACATAATATCTTCCAGCATTAGGATTGTCTAAATGATAGATTACGTTATACCTTATTCCGTCTATTGCGTGGTTGTATGAATCGTGATATAATTTAGAACCCTTGTCGCTGTATATATAATTATTTAGCTCTTTAGCTATGTTAGTTGATTCAGGTGTTATTACTAAATGATAATCTTGCATACGTGTTATACCACTTTCAATAGTTCCTTTCTTTACAGGTTTAATGTTTACTCCTAAATGCTTTAAATCGGCAATTAGACGTGGCTCTGCTGAGTCTGCTATGATAAGCTTCTGACCTACCTTGTCTAGTATTATCTGTGCTAGTTCATTTGACTTTAAACCATTCTTGTATATATGTTCCTTAAGATATATTCTCTGTTTCTTTTTGTCTATTGCTACTTCAGTCAATGAATCAGGATCAACTGAAAAACCAAAGTCCATACCACAAGATGTCTGTAAATTATCAGGATTAAATTCTCCTATACTCCAATTATCAAATACTACACCATCTGCTCTGTCTAACCAACCACCTAATATTTTATGTTGATACTTTTTAAAGTTATTGTGCTTTATAGTCTTAATACGTGCTAGGAAGCTCTCTGAGAGGTTTTCTCTGTTATCCTCGTATGTACTATGGATATAGCATACATTGTCTTTAAAACCATTAAAACCAGCTTCAACTCCTTTATCTTCAAAAAACCTTTTATATATCCAATGCTCTTTTGTTACAGGATTAAGTATAAGTATGATTCTATTCTGTATATTCTTTTCTCTAATACTTAAGTCTATTGTATCAAATATATCTTCATCAACCAATTCTTCTGCCTCGTCTAATACGAAGCAAGATATACCTTGAATAGATTTTAATGAAGCAGTCTGATTACCAGCT